CAGCAACACACCGCAGCAACCATTCGCGCGATATCTATGAGCCTCATTGCAGGCTCGAAGAACCATGTCGAAACTGACGCCGAAGCAGGCGAGATTTGTCGAGGAATACCTGATCGACCTGAACGCAACTCAGGCGGCAATCCGTGCTGGCTATAGCGCGAAGACGGCAAACGAGATCGGCGCGGAAAACCTAGCGAAACCTAGCATCAAGGCTGCGATCGACGCGGCCATGGCTGAGCGCTCGCAACAGACGAAGATCGATGCGCAATGGGTGCTCAAGCGCCTGGCTGCGGAAGCTGAAGCCGATATCGCTGATCTCTACGACGACGACGGCAATCTCCTGCCGGTCGCGGAATGGCCGCTGATCTGGCGGCAAGGTCTCGTGCAAGGCATCGAGGTCGAGGAGCTGTTTGAAGGGCGCGGCGCTGATCGCGTCCACATCGGCCGGCTGCGCAAGATCAAGCTCGATAGTCGCGTCAAGCGCATTGAGCTGATCGGCAAGCACATCGGCGTGAACGCGTTCCAGGAGAACGTGCATCACACCGGGCTCGATGCGCTGGGCGATCGGCTGGAGCGGGCGCTTAAACGCAATGGCTGATCGGCCCGATCCAAACGATCGCATCATCGAGCTGGCCGCGTCGTGCCACTTCGATCCGCTGCGCTGGGCGCATCTCGCGTGGGATTGGGGCCATGGCGAGCTGGAGCGGCATTCAGGGCCACGCGAGTGGCAAGCCGATCTCTTCCGCATCATCCGCGATCATCTCGCCGATCCGGCGACGCGCTACGATCCGCTGCAAATCGCGGTCGCATCAGGCCACGGCATCGGCAAGTCCGCATTCATGGGCATGGTCTCGAATTGGGCCATGTCGTGCTGGTCGGACACGATGATCGTCACGACGGCGAACACCGACACACAGATGCGGACGAAAACTGCACCGGAAGTCGGCAAGTGGTTCCGCACCTCGCTGACCGGCCATTGGTTCGATATCCAGGCCACATCGATCAAGTCGAAGGACAAGGCGCGCGCCGATAAATGGCGACAGGATTTCGTGCCTTGGTCGGAGCACAACACTGAAGCGTTCGCCGGGCTCCACAACGAAGGCAAGATCATTCTCCTGCTCTTCGACGAAGCCTCGAAGATCCACGACAAGGTTTGGGAAGTTGCCGAAGGCGCGCTGACTGACGAGCACACCGTCATCATCTGGATCGTGTTCGGCAACCCAACGCAGAACAGCGGGCGCTTCCGCGAGTGCTTCCGCCGCTATCGCCACCGCTGGATCACACGACAGATCGACAGCCGCACGGTCGAAGGCGTCAATCTCCGCAAGATTGCGCAATGGGCTGCCGACCATGGCGAGGACAGCGATTTCTTCAAGGTCCGCGTTCGCGGACAATTCCCGAGCCAATCAGCCATGCAGTTCATCTCTGCCGACGACGTTGACGCCGCGCGCAATCGCCATCTTCGCAAAGAGCAATACAGCTTCGCGCCGAAGATCATCGGCGTCGATCCCGCATGGACGGGCGACGACAAGCTGGAGATCATGTTGCGGCAAGGGCTCTACTCCAAAAGCCTCGCGAGCCTGCCGCGCAATGACAACGATATCGAGGTCGCGAACCTGATCGCGCGGCTGGAGGATGAGCACCAGGCCGACGCTGTTTTCATCGACGCGGGATACGGGACGGGCATCAAGTCTGCCGGCGACGTGATGGGCCGCGCGTGGCGGCTGATCTGGTTTTCGGGCAAGCCGATCGATCCCGGCTTCCTGAACAAGCGCGCCGAAATGTGGGGCGTCATGAAGCGCTGGATCAAGGCCGGCGGCGCGATCGATCCCAAGGACGAAGAGCTTTATCAGGACCTCATAGGGCCTGAGACGGTGCCGCGTTTAGACGGCAAGATACAGCTCGAAGGCAAAGAGGACATGAAAGATCGCGGCCTGCCGTCGCCGAACAAGGGCGATGCGCTCGCGCTGACGTTTGCCGAGCCTGTTGCGAAAAAAGCCACACATGTTCGAGCCGGCAACCATTCGCGCGTAGAGGTCGATTACGACGTGCTTGGATAACGCGAATGGAGAGGACCATGTGATGAGCGCGCGAGCCGGTTTCCTTATCAACGCAACTCTGATCGCCGCATCGTTCGGGGCTGTTCTCGCAATCACGATTATTGGGGGCTGATGATGCGCGCGCCCGTGCCGCTTGAAATAGCACTGACGGATCGCTTCGCCATCGCTCGCAATGTGGCGACGAACGGGCGGCTGTTCTGCGCAATGCTCGCGGCGATCAATGTCACCGCTGGGCAGCACGCGCTCGCGATCCTGGCTGCACTCCCGGTCGGCCTTGCGGCGATCGTCGATCAACTCCCGGCCGGCAAGTTGCGGGCCTTCGCCTCGCTCGGGGTGTACGGCCTGGCTGCTCTCGTGACGCTCGAAGCTCTTGCAAGACTATGGTGAGACGCAATGTGCATGGTCAAACAGCCTGAACCACCGCCGCCTCCGGTGCTGCCGCCTGAGCCTGCCCAAGCCAAAGCTCCTGACGCTGGCGCTGTTCGCAGCCAGACGGGCCGTCGAACGCTCGATCGGATGCGGGCCGGCGCGGGAACGATCCTCACCTCTGGCCGCGGCGTGCTGAGTGCGGCACCGACGATGCACAAGACGTTGCTCGGGCAGTGATCGCATGGCCGACAACGCGCCGCGCTACGAGACACAGATCCAATACCATCGCCGACGCGCTGAAGAGCTGAAACAGGTTCGTCAGCCGTGGGAGAGCGTATGGCAAGCTGTGGCCGATTACATCGAGCCGACGCGTTTGCGCCTCAACTCGCGCAACGAAGGCGCAACGTCACGCAAGCACATCATCGACAGCCGCGCGACGTTCGCCTATCGCACTCTCAAATCAGGCATGCATTCCGGCCTCACGTCGCCGGCCCGGCCGTGGTTTCGCCTGACGACATTCGATCCTGATCTGAAGGATTACGCGCCGGTCAAGGAATACCTGGCCGCTGTCGAGACGGCCATGCGCGAGGTATTCCAACAATCGAACATCTATTCGTCGTTCCACACCGGCTATGGGGATCTTGGGCAGTTCGGGCAATCGGTCGGCATTCTGGTCGAGGACGATCTTAATACTGTCCGGATGCAGCAGCTCCTGCATGGTCGCTTCTGGATCGCGCGTGACGAGGCTGGTCGCGTCACGACGCTTTATCGGCAATTCCGCTGGTCGGTGCAGCGCATCGTTGCGCGCTTCGGCTATCGCAATGTGAGCCAGCGGATCAGAACGCTCTACGACAACGGACGCTATGATGAGCGGTTTGACATCTGGCATGCGATCGAGCCGCGCCTGAACCGCGATCCGAGGCTGATCGACAAGCGCAACAAGCCGGAAAGCGGCTTCGACGAGAACCCGTTGATCGGCCCTGCGTGGGAGCTGATCGAGGAAGATCATTACGCCATGTCGCCGGGGCAAATGGCGCTGGGCGACGTGAAGATGCTCCAGCGCGAGCAACAGCGAAAGCTCGAAGCCATCGACAAGCTCGTGCGGCCGCCGATGCAAGGACCGACGAGCATGCGCAACAACCCGGCTTCACTCCTGCCGGGCTCGATCACCTATGTCGATGATCCGACCGGCAAGGGCTATCGCCCGGCCATGGATGTCAACCTGCGCCTGGGCGAACTGCTGGAGGATATCAAAGACGTTCGCGATCGGCTCGATCAGGTTTTCTACGCCGATCTGTTCCTGATGCTTTCGAACCTCGAAGGCATTCAGCCGCGCAACACGTTTGAAATTGCCGAGCGCAAAGAGGAAAAGCTGCTCGCGCTGGGGCCAGTGCTGGAGAACGTCTATAACGGCCAACTCGAGCCGACGATTGATCGCACTTACGCGATCATGAACCGCCGCGGGATGCTGCCGCCGCCTCCTCCCGAGCTGGTCAACCAGGATCTCAAGATCGAATACATCTCGATTTTGGCCCAAGCGCAAAAGGCTGTGGCGACAGGCGCGATCGAAAGAAGCTTCGCGTTTGCAGGCCAGCTCGCTGCGGTCAAGCCTGACGTTCTCGACAAGCTCGACGCTGACGAAGCCGTTGACGTGTATTTCGACGCCGTTGGGGCTCCGCCGTCGCTGGTCGTGCCGGATGACAAGGTTGCGGAAATCCGCGAAGCGCGAGCGCAGAAACAGCAGGCGGCAGAGAATGCGGCGATGGCTGCCGAGATCGCGCCGGCTGCGAAAGCTGGCGCTGACGCTGCCGCCGTGCTGGCGGAAGCTCAAGACAATCCCGGCGGCGGCGCTCTCCTCCAGCAATTGGGCATCGGCTGATGACAGGCGATTTGAAAGAGCAACTGTCTCCGCTGGAGACGATCGAGCGCGAAGAGCTGTCGAAGGCATTTCGCGACGTGTTCGCGACGGCAGCCGGCAAGCGCGTGCTGTTCTGGATGCTGGAACAGTGCGCGATCTACCAGGACGCATACGCGGGCGACAACAACGCGACCAACTACACGTTGGGCCGGCAATCGGTGGGACGGCGGCTGATCGGCATGCTCGATCAGATTGATCCGCGGCTCTACCCGAAGCTGTTGCTGGCTGTTGCGGACCTGAAGCTCATCGATCGAGCGGCAGCGCAACGCGGGTCGCATCAGGAGGAAGAGGAAGATGAGGAATAGGTTTCTCGGTGGTGTCAGCCTGCTCGCGATGATCCTGCTCGCGCCTGATGACGGCGGCGGCGCGGGTGGCGGCGACCCAAAGCCACCGGAGAACGTGCTGTTCCCCAACGATGGCGATCAGGGCAATAAGGACCAGGCCGGCGGCGACGGCGATAAGGGCGCTGGCGAATGGAAAGAATACGTTCCCGATCCGAACAAGTCGGACGAAGAGAACGCGCGGCTTAAAGCCGAGCACGACAAAACGAAGCCGACCGCAAAAGACGACAAGGGCAAAGACGATCTCGATACCGTTCCCGAGGATGGCAAGTACGAGCTGACGATGCCTGAAGGCGTCGAGTTGGATGCCGAATTGCTCGATGCAGTTTCGTCCGATCTGAAAGCGAAAGGCTACACGAGGCGCGAGGCGCAAAGTCTCGCGGACAAATTCATCAAGGTCCAGCAGGAGCGCGAGATGAAGCGCGCCGCGGATTGGGCCGACACGATCCAGAAGTGGGCCGACGATGCGAAGGCCGACAAAGAGATCGGAGGCGACAAGTGGGAAGCCACTGTCGTCGCTTCACGCCGGGCGGTCGATAGGCTCGGGACGCCAGCGCTCAAAGAATATTTGAATGCGACTGGTGGCGGTAACCATCCGGAGCTTATTCGGTTCATGGCGAAAGTCGGGGCGATGATCAAAGAGGACAATCCCCCAACAGGCGGCGCGGAGGGGGCGGGCAAGCCCGTCGATCCCGCTCACGTGCTCTTTCCCAACGATGTTCCGAAAGGCGGGTGACAATGGCGACAATCGGCAATTCCTATCCCTCCCTCATTGATGCCTATAAGGGCTCGATGGAGGGCACTGTTGTTGAAATCCTCAATCGTCAAAATCCCATTCTTGACGATGCGATCGCAACACAGTGCAACATGGACTCCGTTCACCGGCACATGATCCGCACTGGATTGCCGAGCGTTTCCTGGGGCCGGCTGTATCAGGGCATCCCTCAGTCCAAGGCGACGATGCAGCAGGTTGACGACACGACAGGCTTCCTTGAGGCCGCGTCGCAGGTCGATACCCGCCTCCTCGCGCTTGCGCCCGATCCGGCCAAGCAGCGTCTCACGGATAGCGCTCCCTATCTGGAGGCGATGAACCAGGAGATGGCGACAGGCATCTTCTACCACGACACGGCCACGACGCCCGAAAAGTTCAAGGGCTTGGCAGCACGTTACAACGTGCGCGGTGGCGCTGGGGCCGGCAACCAGGTCATCCACGGCGGCGGTTCCGGAAACGACAACACCTCGATTTGGTTCGTCACGTGGGGCGATCATGCGACCTCGCTGCTCTATCCGAAGGGCACGAAGGCTGGTGTCGCGATCGAGGACAAGGGCGAGCAGCGCGTTACCGATGCCAACGGCAATCCGTACTACGTCAAGGAGACGTTGTTCCGCTGGCATATCGGCATGTTCGTGAAGGATTGGCGCTATAACGCGCGCATCGCGAACATCGACGTAAGTGATATGCTGGCCGGCAACGTCGATCTGTGGGCGCTGATGCGCAAGGCGTACTACCGGCTCCAGTCGCGCCGTCGCGACAGCATTTCGAGCCGGATCGCGATCTACATGAACCGCGACGTGCTCGAAGTCCTCGATGCTCAATCGACTGACCGCGGTCTCACCGCGAGCCGGGAGAACTACACGTCGCTCAAGCCGGCAAACGTCGAGGGCAAGGAAGTGCTCACGTATCGCGGCATTCCAATCCGCGAAACCGACGCACTGCTCAACACGGAGGCTCTTGTTCCCGTAGCCGCCTGATCTGGCTGGCCCGCTTCGGCGGGCCGCCGTCTCCTCATGGCCGGAAGGACGAACGAAAGGCAGTCCAATGATTTTCGATAAAACGCTCCTGCTCTCCGATGCTCAAGCTATCACCGCTGGCGCTCCATCGGACAACACCATCGATCTCGGCGCGACCGGCCGGGCGATGTTCGCAGCCGCTGATCTCGTGCGCGATGTCGGCAAGGGCATTCCGCTCCTGATCCAGGTTGTCGAGGACTTTGACGCGGCCGGCGCGGCCACGCTCACGATCTTCCTGCAAACGGACAGCGACGACAGCTTCGCCTCGCCGAAGACGGTCGCGGTCACTCCTGCGCTCGATCTGGCGACCCTCAAGGCAGGCTATCAGGTCAACTTCGATTACATCCCGCGAGGGGTGGATGAGCGCTACATGCGGCTCAGCTATTCGGTGCTTACCGGCCCGATGACGGCTGGCAAGATCACCGCTGGCGTCACCATGGGGAACCAGACGAATGGCTAAGGTTGTCGCGAAAGAAAGGGGCTACTTCGGCGGCGAAATCCGCGAGCCCGGTGCGCGCTTCTTCGTTCCCGATGATCTGTGGCAGGACAAGGCGCGCCGGCCGAAGTGGGCCAAGCTCGATCCTGCCCATGCCTTCGGCGGCAAGGGCGATCACGACGGCGACAGATCGGTCGGCGGATCGAAGCCAAAGCCGCCTTCCGAGCCTGCCGGCGACAAGGCTGGCGTCGTGATCCCGGCCGATTGGCAGAACAAGTCGGCGGCCGAACGCAGGGCGCTCGCCAAGGCGATCACCGGGCAGAACGTTCCAAACGCGACGGAAGCGGACAAGATCATCTCGGCCTATGTCGAGACGACGAAGCCCGAGGTATTCGGCGACGCGCCCGAGCCCGAGACTGTGAGGCCCGGCAACGGCCTTCAGGACGCGCTTGGTGGTGTGCAGCCGGATTGGGTCGCGCCCGATCCTGACACGCCGAAGCCGGTCGCCGATTAAACGGATGAGCGGTTTCGGCCGCTCATTTTCACACTTGGCTTAAGGGGCTGAATATGTCGATCAAGCAAGAGATCAAGGCTGGGTGGGAAGCGTTTCTCGCAACGGTCAAAGCCTCTCCCGCGGCGTTTGCTTACGGCATTGGCATTGGCTTCGTGGCCGGCGCGATCCTCTTCTGACCATGAAGCTCGCCAGCCTCAAACAGACATACGGCGATGTTTCCAGCAAGCCGGCCGGCGCTGAAAGCGACGAATACTATCCATCGCTCTATCTCGACGAAAAGCAGATCGAGGCGATGGGAGTGGAGACGGTTCGCGTCGGAACGGAAATGGCAATGCTCGCGACCGTCCGCGTTTCGAGCATGAGCGAAAGCAAGAACGGCTCGCGCTCGATGTCATTGGAGATCATCGAAGCCGGCCTGAAGCCCAAGGAGAAGGAAAAGGACGCCGCGTCGATCCTGTTTCCTAACGGATGAATGGCCGCGATTTACAACGAACAACGCGTGCTCGGGGTGCGCCTCGTCGCTGACGGCACGAAGCTCTACAACAACCGACCCGCGATCGGCATCACTGCGGCTGCGGATGGCGTCATGTTCGTCGGTAATAAGCGCGTTCGGGGTGTTGCGGTTCTCACAACAGACGTTGCCATTCAAAACGATCAACCTGTCGTCGGAGCGGTTCTGATCGAGGACGGTCGCACGCTCTACAATCACCGCGAGGTCGTGCCCGTCCGCGCTGTCAGCGGGGTGCTGGCATGAGTTCAGAGGTTTACATCTGCAACCTGGCGCTCTCGAACATCGGCAAGACGAACATCAACGATCTTGCAGAAGCGAGCGCGGAAGCGCGCGCGTGCAATCAGTTTTACGCGCACACCCGAGACACGCTGCTGCAAGCGTATCCGTGGCGCAAGGCGCGCAAGACGCAATCCCTTGCCGAGGTTGCGAACGATAAGCCGGGCCGCTGGCGGTATGCCTATCGCATTCCGAACGATTGTTTGAAGGTCCTGTGGATCAGATCGGAACAAGAGATCGGCGGCGCGCCGGGCAGTGCCGAGATCCACGCGGATGATACGCAGCAGAACCATCCTTATGAGATCGAGGGCCAGACGCTCTACTGCAACCTGTCGCCCTGCTACCTGACCTATACGTTCCGCCTGACCGATCCGACGAAATTCACGCCGCTGTTCATCGAAGCTCTAGGCTGGCATCTGGCCGTGCGCCTCGCCATGCCGCTGACGCGCGATCCGAAGGTCCGGGCCGATGCTTTCCAGCTCGCGATGCAAATGCAAATCGCGGCCGAAATCGCTGACGCAAACGAGGTTCGCGAGACATCGGATCACGACAGCGAGTTGATCGAGGCGCGTGGCTGATGGCTGATCTGCGCGCTTACCAACCCGCATTCACTGCCGGCGAGCTGTCCCCAGCGCTGGGCGCTCGCGTCGATCTTGCGAAGTTCTCGACGGGCCTCCGGACCGCGCTCAATCTCTTCATTCACCCGCACGGCGGCGCGTCGAACCGGGCCGGATTAGAGTTCGTCGGCCAAGTGAAGAACAGCGCGCACTATGCGCGCGCCATTCCTTTCCAGTTCAATACCGAGCAATCCTATATCCTGGAACTCGGGGATCACTATCTGCGCGTCTACCGCAACGGCGGCCTCGTCCTCTTGAACGGCAGCCCCTATGAGGCAGCGACGCCATTCGCACACACTGAGATCGACGAGCTGGTGTTCATTCAGGAGGCCGATGTCATGTACATCTGCCATCCTGATCACCCGCCTCAAAAGCTATCGAGGCTGGCCGATAATGACTGGACGATAGGGGCAGTTTCATTCACGCCTTCCATCCAGCCTCCGACCAATGTTGCCGTAGCAGCTTCATTCAAATACCGCTCCGGCAGCCGCGGAACATATAATTTCAGGGTGACGAGCATCAGCGCGACTGACGCCGAAAGCGCTATAAGCGGGACCTCTAACGGCGTGTCATTCCAATACCAGAATGACGACGGTCGCTACATGCGGGTGACATGGAACAAGGTCCCTGGCGCGGTCGCATACAACGTCTATCGACACAACGGGTCTGGCGTTACTGGCCTTGTGGGGACCGTTTTCAGCAACGAAATCGAATTTCCATCAGGCGACGTTGTTGGCGATACGGCGCATTTGTGGCCAAGCTCGTCTCAGCCTGGCGCTCCAGCAGTGCCGACAAACGTGCGGGCGTCAGTGGAGTTCGGCAAGGTGTACACCTACGTCGTCGCTGCGGTCGCTGAAGAAACTGGTGAGGAAAGCCTTCCCTCCGCTTCGGCCTCCGTCAATAACGATATGAAGTTCGCAGGGAACAGAAACATCATCACTTGGGACCCGGTTCCTGGCGCTTCGGCTTACATCATCTATCGCGAAGATAACGGCGTCTATGGATATATCGGTCGTTCCGAGACGACTTCCTTCGTCGATGAAAACATTACTCCTGATCTGGCTGATGGGCCTCAACAGGCTCGCAACCCATTTGTCGGGGCCGGCAATTATCCGCGCTGCGCAACCTTCGTCGAACAACGTCTCGGCTTCTTCTCAACCCGGAATGATCCGCAGGCGGCGTGGCTTTCGCAGTCTGCCAACTATGAAAATTTCGGCGTTTCTGAACCGGCGAAACCGAGCGATGCGGTCACGTTCCGGATCAAAGCCCGGCAGGTCAACGAAATCCGCTCCGCTCTCGCGCTGCGCGGGCTGATGCTGCTCACGTCTGGTGGCGAGTGGGTCGTCAGCGGCGGCAGCAATTCCGATGCGATCTCACCGTCAGACATCAAGATTGAGCCGCAGGGATATCGCGGCTCGTCGCTCGTTCAGCCGATCGTTGTCGGGAACACGGTGCTCTTCGCCCAGGAGCGCGGCGGCGTGGTGCGCGATATGTCGTACCAGTTCGCTGACGACGCGTTCGTTGGCAAAGATTTGACGATCCTCGCGCGCCATCTTTTCGAGGGCAAGGAGATCAAGGCGTGGGCCTACGCGCAATCTCCATATTCGATCGCGTGGGTCGTGCTCGATGACGGATCGCTCGTTTCGCTCACCTACATCAAAGAGCACGAGGTTTGGGCCTGGACGCGGCACGCAAGTGGGGCCGGCGCGTATTTCGAGGACGTGGCGGTCATTGCCGAGAACAAAGAGGACGTGCCCTATTTCATCGTGCGCCGCACGATCAAAGGGCAGACAGTGCGGTATATCGAGCGGCTTCACACGCGCTCGTTCAAGTCGATCGAGGATGCGTTCTTCGTCGATTGCGGCCTGACCTACGACGGCCCGCCGGCCACAACGATAACCGGGCTGGATCATCTCGAAGGCGAGGAAGTGGTCGCGCTCGCTGACGGCAACGTCGTGCGCAATCTCACTGTGGGGCCTGTGGCCGGCGGCATAGGCGTCACGCTGCCCAACGCGGCCTCGAAGATCCATATCGGCCTGTCCATGATCGCTGCGCTCGAAACGCTCGATCTCGATCTCGGGCAGCTCGAAGGGCTCGGAACCGTGCAAGGCCGCATGAAGTCGGTCAGCGAAGTAACACTGCGCGTCGAGAAAACGCGCGGCATCTTCATCGGACCAAAGGACGGAGATCGCAACAGCCCGCATCTGGTCGAGTACAAGCAACGCTCAACCGAGGCATGGGGCGAAGCAATCCAGATGTACACGGGCGACATTCGCATCACGCCGCATTGGGATTGGAACACGTCTGGCTCGATGTGGGTGAAGCAGTTCGATCCTCTGCCCATGACCATTCTCGCCATCATGCCGGACGTTACCATTGGCCGCTAAAATCGAAATCGTTCCGGCGCGAGCTGCGCACGTCAGGACCATCGCCCGTCGCATGCGCAAGGCGGATCGGGATGAGGTCAAGGCCGCGTCGGGCAAGTCGCCTTTCGAGGCGCTGGCCTATTCGCTGCGCAAGTCGTCAGCCGCATGGACCGCCATGGTCGACGGTCGTCCAGAGGTCATGTTCGGCGTCGGTGACATCAATATTCTGACCGGCGTCGGCGCGCCTTGGCTGCTGGGAACGGATGCCGTCGAAAAACACTACGTCGCGTTTCTTCGCCATTCGGTGAGTTGGCGGGATCAACTGTTGCGGCGCTATCCGGTG